CGATTTCTAATTGTTGTTGTCTGTATTGTTTTAATTCACCTGCGTTCGCATTTAATGTGCTATCAATGCGCTGAATTTCTTTTGACTTATCAATCACAACTGGTGATTGTTGTCTATTCCAAAAATACCAACACAACATCAACCACAATGCACTTGTTAAAATATAAATTGTCATTGTCATATAAATCTGCTTCATAAAATTCTTCCGTTATGTATGCGATAATTTTTAACGTGAAAATCTTTACCAACTCCACGTGTGATAATTGCAAATCCGTGATTGTATTTTGAATAAGGGTTATAGTCAGGTGATAATTCGGATAAGCAACCAACACCCCAACACGTAACAATCTTACCATTAATATCTCTTTCAGAATGTTCAGCAGTTTGGTGATGATGTCCACACATCGCAGTTGCTTTTGCCTTCATATAAAGACCACGTGCTACATTTACAGATGGTATGAATTGCTTACCAAATTCGTGTCCGTGAAAAATGCTTAATGCACCAACATTCAATTTACTTTTTCCATCAATCCAAATAACTCTATTCTTATCACAATGCGTTAATGTCGGAAAATCAAATGCATCAATGTCAAATAACTCTGGTGCTTTAACTCGCATATATCTCCAGTAACGTTCTTCGTGATTACCTTCTTTGTAATAAATTGTTGCATTTGGAAATGCTTGACGTAACTCAAATAAAAACGTGCGCATCGCGTAAAGTTCTTCGCTGAATTTTCTTTTCTTTGGGTCTTTCACAAAATCAGAAATCATATGACAATCAAGAGCATCACCGTTCAAAATAATTGTATCACACTTTTCTTGAATACCAAAATCAATTGCAAGTGTTAATGCTTCGACATCGTGATAAGGTATATGAACATCAGATAACACAAGTATTTTAGAACCTTTTACGTCAATGTGTTGACGTTTCTTTGCGTATGATTTTGGAAGTTTGAATGGATTATACTCGCGTGGTTTGGTTTCCATCAATGATTTATCTGCTAAAGTTTTTCTATTGTTATTACCAGTTTTACCACGAATGTAACGAATAGCAGAACGTGCGTGTTCAATATTCAAATAAACTTCACTATGTTCTGCAAAAAGTTTTTTAGCAAGTGTAAGTGTTGGTGTGTTTGGATATTGCTCACACACTTTCTTCGCTATCAGATGCGTCTGTTTTTTTGACATTGTTTTTATTTGTAAATGCTTCAACAACGGTTGAACCTAACACCCCACCTGCAACAATTGACAAAGCATCAAACATAAATTGTGGTGCGATAAAACTTGTAAATGTACCAACGTATGTTAATGCAATTAAATTAATCACAATAAAAATAGCAGTAACTCTTTTACTGCTAACTTTTTGTGAATAACTAATTAAATTGTTAAACCATTCTTTCATAGATACTTCATAACTAATTGAACGATGAACCCACCTAACGTTCCCATTCCAATTGCAATACCAGTAAACTTTGCTAATTGTAATTTTTGTTTTTGAATGTAACGTTCGTGACGTTCAACTTTTTTAACAAGACCTTCTTGCATCATTTCATCGTCACCAATTAACGTGAGTAACACTCTATCAATTTTGCGATTAAGTAATTGAATTTCTTGATGGATTAAATGTGTTTCGTTTTCTTCTGTCATAACCATTCATTCAATAATGTGTAAGTGAAATATGTAACACCACTTTCTTCACACATAGAAATCAATTGTGCAAATTCTTTTGGATTGTTCAACACTTGACAACCTGCTGACCATTTTTCAACGAATGTACTAATTGCACTTGCATTTGCACGATGTATATTAATTCCAAAATTACCACGTTGAATAACTTGTGATTCTTCTGCGATTTCATTTCTATTTGCATCACGATACACTTCAACTGGTGCATACTGAACTAATGCTTTGTATTGACCTTTGTGCATTCCCAAAACGTAAGTGTTTTTATATTGTTTCGCAACTAACAACGCAGTACCTTTTGGATTCATCATATTCACTAACCAATGCCGACCTGCATTTGTTGTTGCGCTAAACCAGTACACTTCATTGTCTTTTACAACACCAACTAAATCATCAAATTTATTTGGAACATTAGCGCGTGAACGCACACCAACCAAATGAAATTTCATTGTGAAATCATATTGATATTTTGCAAATTCTTCTTTTAATTGATTAATTGTTGGTTTGACCATCGTGCAATTTTTTTATTTGTTTTTCTTTTTTAGCAATGTATTTTTTTAATTTAACTAAATACATTTGTTGCTTTTCAATATCTTTTTTTCTTCCCCTCGCCATATTGAATTATTGAAAGTAAGAATCTAACCAACCACGTTTGTATTGACCTTTGATGTATCTATCACTACCCATTGAAATTTCAAAATTGTTCGATGGGTAAACATCAGTATCTGAATACAATTGATTCTGCGTGTTCGTTGAATACTCTGGAAATAATGAAGTGTTGTTACACAAATAGTCAACCATTCTCGCAGTATAAAACATTGCTTTTTGTCTTGACTGGTCACGATAGTTTTGCAAATCGTCTTGCGTAATTGGTTGTGAATCTTCACTTGTGCGAACCACTAAACTACCGTTATCTGTTTTCATATACAAGTGTGGAAGCATCTCATACATAGCCCACCAACAAACGCATCTGCGAATCCAACTATCAAGTAAAATCAAATAGTTACCAGTTATTGTATTATTTGCAACATCTGTTTTTATCTTGTTGTATAAATCTGTTCCAAGATATTGTTGCAAGTGTTCGTCTTGCGCTATGTAGATAGCAGGATACATAAGTAAAGGGTCAACTGAACCATTTACCCACGTATATTTTTTGATGTAATTTTCATCTATTAAAAGAACTTCAGGTGTTAGTGCCATAATTGTTATGAGTATTTAAGTGAACCACGTGTTGGTGTGTCTATTGGTCTAATTGATTCAACTCCTTTTGATTTTAATGAATCAACATTATCTTTTACAACTGAATCATTTGCAAGACCTTTGTTTGGTAGGAATTGCCCACCTTTTCGTTTTCTAAAATATATTTTTCTGAAGAATTTATGATGACAAAAACAACCACCTTTCCAATCCCAAATTGAATAAGATGAAGAACCAGTAGGTGCAAATTGTGAATTCTCACCTTCCATTGCAATGATATCTTCGTATCTGTATACTGCACCTGCTTTTGATAATGCAACCATCTCGCGACAAAAATCACGTGTTACCATTTCACCATTTCGCCACGTTAAATTCTTTGAATAGTAGTAACGAATTTTGTAAAGACCTTTATCAGTTTCTTCAGAACGTTCATTCGGATTTGCATAAGAACGCAATGACATATATTCTTTTCTGAAAACTTCTTCGTTATGTGGGTCTGTTACTTCTTCATCTGAAATACATTCCCATTCTTCTTCATCAACGTATTCTGCTTTATCAGCAAGATGCGATAACCACGCGTGTGAATCTTCTTCACTAATGTGAGCAGGTACACCATTAATTAATTGTGGTGCTTTCTTCTTCTTTACTTTTTTTTTTTGACTGCTTAATTTAGCAACTGCATCAGCACCACCACCAGTTGCAAACATTGACTTTGCAACTTCAACATCTAATTGTAAGAACTGAACTAAGAATACAATTGCTTGTTCTGTTGTTAAAATTCCTTCTTTAACTTTTGCAACAATATCTAATGCAGATGCTATTTGTGCACCGTTGTATGTTACATCTGATACTTTTGTTTCAACTGGAATATCAGTTGTTGTTGCAGGTGTATCAACTACAATTGTTTCCGTAGGCATTGCAGTTTCAACAATTTCAAAAGGTGAATTTTGTTCGATTTGAATATCACCTAAAATTGGTTCAAACACATCTGTGATTAATCGTTGATATGGTTGAATTACTTGATGATTAAAGATATCCAACGCAACAATCATTTCATCTTTATTACTTCCAAAACCACCACCTACATCACGAATACCAAATAACAATGGTGATGTGATTCTGTGACCAATCATAATTTGTTTTGCAGTTTCATCAGATAAGAATTCGTATTGCTTATCTGCATCTGATAATGGGAATGATTCGATTTGTGGCGCACGTGTTGGGTCTTCATTGAAAGTCATCAAGAATTTTCCTGCGTTACTTGCACCACTTAAACGTGCTTCCCATTCACGTCTGATTTGTTCGCGTTCTTCTTTCTGTGGTATACCATTTAAAAAGTTTATTATGAACGAAGGAAACAAACCATTCAAGATGTTGTTGACGTGATACAACCCCATTTGATAACTCAACTCAACATAATTCAATGAACCATAGTAATCTGGTTTTGCATAGTACATTGAACCTGCACACATCGAATGTTGATAGATAACTTGACGTGGAAAATCTTTTGAACTTGATGGGTCGAATAGTGGAATAAAAGTTGGCTTACCTTTTTTACTGCGCGTGTTTGCCCAATCGTATGAGTAATAAATACCAGTTACTTCTTCGCAATCTTTATCATAAGCTAATCTGCAATTCTCAAATGGTAAGTGATTGATTTGTGCAACACGTGTTCCATCTAATGACCAAATTATTTCAGCAACAAATTGACCTTGCAATTTCAAATCGAACGCAAGACCATTCAACGCATTGTCAAGAATGGTATTCGTTCCTTTACCACTAATCATAAACGCAATTGAATTAACAAGTGCGTTATGTATTGGTGAATTGTGATAAAGATTGATTAAGTATTGTGGATACAAATTGTTATCACCATAGTCAATGTAACCTGCGCGATTTTCTTTTTCAATTGCTTCGGTTGGTTGGTATTTGGCGAAGTTGAATTGTTGTACGTTACTCATTTGTTCCCGTGTATATGTAGTCAACTGGTATTGTTGGGTTGCTGATGTCATAGTAATTAACTGATTTCGTTAATTCAATTATTCCTTTTTCAACTAAACCAACAACAGATGCATCAGTTGGATTTGTATTTGAATTTGAATTTTGACCATAAACTTCATAACGATATCTACCTGCATTCACAAGTGATTCAGTTGTTAGTTCAATGGTTGTAATGCGTTCGTTTTCGTCTATAACTGCAACTACTTGACCAAGTGTTTCGCCAGTCATTTCATACGTTAATACTAACAAATAATCTGTGAATGTAGTTGCATAATAACTTCGACCTTCATTTAATGTCAAATACGTTGTTTGATTCGCAGTATCTGTTAATAGATAAATCATTTACTAATTATTTGTATTAAAGATACAATAAAAGGGGGTTTCCCCCCTATCATTGTTAAAAGTTTTTAGATAAGGTTTGCAGGGTCTTCTTGCAACTTGTAAGCACGATTTGGTGCTTCGTGTGTGAATGCTAATGTGTAACCATTCATATCACCAAGTGCAGTACCAGTACCAGCAGTTGATGTAGATAAATCTGCACCATTCTCGTAACCTACTGCCCACCAATTGTCATTTGCATCAAGAACGAAAACAATTACACGTGCTTTTGCAACATTTTGTAATTCTAATCTTTTTGCGCTTGACAATTTATGCAACATTACGTTAACGGTTTGTGTATAAAACACCGTTCCGTTATCACGATTGAAGTTAATTGTTTCTTCAAATGAACCAGTTTGGGTTGGTAATTCGTAAGTAAATAAATCATTCTGTGTCAAAGTACCTACAATCTCTTCAACAATTTGGTTTGCATCTAAACTGAAACCATTACTATTAACAAGTAATCTATCTACTAATACTATTTTTTTTATACCACCAACTCCATCTTTGCAGTCGAGTGTAAAACCGATTGATAATTCACAAGCCATTTTTTTTTATGTATTATTTGCAAGAAAGTGATGCATCGTTTTGATGCACCACAATCTTACAAGGGTTATTATTTAATTAGGCAGTGTATTGATAGAATGCGATTTCGTTACCGAATCCGTACTGAACACCTGCGAAGAATTTAGCACCGAAGCGAACGTTGTCAGACAAATCTTTGTCATACATATCCAACAATGCTACTTCATTCCAGTCAGAAAGCAAGTTAGTACCGAACCAAAGATTTGATGCTTGAGCCATCACCATAGTATCGTTAGACATACCTGGACATTCAACGATTTCGTACTGACCTAACCAAGTCATTACAACGGTTTCACCTTGATACAAATAAGAACCATTACCAAGACCAAGAATAGCATAACGGAATGCTTCAGCAACGTTAGATGAAACGTAGATGCGTGGCTTTTCAGTAGCACGTCTAACTTTCAACGGACAAGTATCAACTAATCTTTTTATTTCATCGATAACGTTTGTTTCATCAATTGCAACTGGTGTAGATACATCAAGAACAGAAGCATCAGCCAAGAACAAAGTTTCGAATCCATCATATTGACCTGCAGTTGCGTTAACTCCAGTCCAAATAAGAACTTCGTTACGAGCAGCAATACCAGCCATCATATTAGCTATGATAGCATCAGCAAGTGATGCGTGAAGTTGTCCGTTCTGTTCACTCTTTGCTTCCCAGTCAACCAAGAAATCTTTTTTGCAAAGTTGTCTGTGAACTTGAAACTTCTCAAGTGTTAAAACTCTTTCAGTTAATGTAACCGTTCCAGTTGGAGTGAAGTCACAAGTTGCGTTTGCAAAAGTGATGTCATCAACTAATTTGCGAACAACTTGCTTGTACTCTACATTTTCTTTAACGGTGATGTACTGCAATGTTTCGTTGCTTAAAAAAGCAGAACGAATGTAACCTGCTGCTTCTTTACCAGCATAGGTTGATGTAAGTGAAGTGGTTGTAGCCATTTTTTATTTTTCTTTTTTTGTGTTATTTATGTTTACTTAAATTGTAAGCGAAACGTTCTTCGTAAGTCATTTTCTTAAATGATTTCGTAGGTGCTTCAACTTGTTTTGGTGCTTTTTTGAATTCAGTTTTAACTGATTCAATAGCAGGTTGTGCAGATAGTTTTGTTACTTGCGCTGACAAGTTTTCTTTTTCTGCTTTTAATGTTGCGATTTCTTTTTCAAGATTTGCAACAACATTTAGGATAGCTTCGAATTCAGCATTCATTTCAGTTGACTGCTCAACAACTTCTGTTGCTTCTGCTTCAACTTCAACTTCAACTTTTGGTTCTTCTTCCATTGGTTTGATTTCTGCAATCACACCTTCGGAAACAACGATTAACGAACCATCAGCAAGTTTGTATTCGCCATCAACTAAAGGTGCATCGTTACCTTCTGCATCTTTAATCATTACACGAACTCCAACTGCCCACGCATCGCTATCTGTGTAGATAGAAGAACCATCTTCTAAGATTCCTTCAGTCATTTGCTTTACTTCAACAACTTCTTCTGATACAGATAAGCTGATGTTGTACTTTGCAAACAACTCTTGTACTTTTTCTTTTAGGTTCATAATGTGTTTATATATTAATTCAAAAAGCAAATAGAAATACACGTACATTTGTTTCATAATTCACATCTTTTGTTGTGTTTTGTTTTCCAAATGTTTTTTATTTGATTGAAGAAAGGTGCTAAACGTAGCACCTTTTTTTATTATACAAAATTTGCATCAATGCGTTTCAAAACTTCCAACTCACTTTGTTCTAAACCATATTTTTTAAACGCAATTTTTGTTTCTTCATCGCAGATTTTATGAATAGCATTAATGAAGTTGTGTACATCTTCACCATACAATTCCAATTTAATGTATGCACCACCTTCAATGTTCATTTATTTGGATTGTATGCCCAGTTCATAAGTGATATTGTACGTTTACTTCCACATTCATTACCTTCGCTATCTGTTAACGAATCACCTGCGCTATTCTCACGCATACGATTAACAAACGCAATTGTCTTACCTGCCCATTCAAAATGTTTTTCAGTCCATTCAGATTTTGGTGTAGATAGCAATTCTAAATTTCTTTCAATTGGTGAACGGTCTAAAGATGCAAGTGTTGAACATTCAGATTTTGCCCATTCATTCAATTCATCGTAAGTCATATTCACAACACGCACGTAATCTTCATAACGCGCAACAATTTCTTCTTCAGTTGCAAGGCGCAACATTTCTTCTAACTCAACAATCCATTGTTCTTGTTGTGCTGACATTACCATTTCTTTTTTAGGAACAAACATACCTTCGATGCTGAATGCTTTTACTTCACCATTCTTAACCTTTGCCCACACTTCATCGTTTTCTACTTTCATCGCACCGAACCAAGTTCCAATTGGTAATGAAAAACCAAACTCTTTTGATTTGTCGCTTTCACCTTCAATGATCCACGATTCAACTAATGTCAATCCAACAACTGGTGCTTCGTGTTCCAATGTCGCGTTGTGATGTAAGTTTTGTTTTAGATAATTATGTGCAATCTTTTGGATAGTTTCTTTTGAATACTTAACATAGTATTCACCTTGTTCTTCATCGTATCTGTAAATTAGTTGGTCTGGAATTAATAACGCACCATACAACATCTTGCGTTCATCAGTAGCAAGTGTAACGTATTTCTTTTGTTCTGATAGTGCAACGAAGTCAATACCAATTGCAGGTTCTTCCACAACACTAATTGCGTGAACACCTAATGAACCACTTTCATCAATTCCGTATTCAATGATTTTCATTTTTTTTGTATTCATAATTTTTATTTTTTCGGTTTTTTTATATTACAATTTTGATTGGTTGTTTATTAGTTGTTGCGCTTCGATGCTATTCGATACTTGCCCACTAATTACATATGCTTGAAAAGGTGGTTGTTGGTTTGGTTGGTTCGCTAAAAATGAAAGTGATAATGGTGATGGTGAATTACCACCACCACTTGAACCATTTAATCCACCAGTCGGCGAAGGTGTTGTTTTACTTTCAAATTTTGTTTGTGAAATTTTAATCACATTCGCAAGACCAGTTGCAAGTGCTATACCTGCTTCAACGAACTGCGCACCAGTAGCAAGTTTAGCAGGGTTACCACCTGCCGTTAACGCGTTATTTACTGCCGTATACGTTGCAACAATTGCTTGTGCTAAATTAAATGCTTTAACAACTTCAAATTGTTTTTTTGCATCTTGTTCAGATTTTGCGCTGAATGAAGATGCTAAAGTTGACAATGCTCCAAATACGTCACCTGCTAATTGTACACGTTTTTGATTTAATGCTATTTGTTTTTGTTCTTCTTCTTTTCTGTACTTATCATTGATAACACCTAATTCACGATTCTTTGCTTCTTCTAATGCAGTTATGTCAAGGTTATTTGCTTTTGCTAATTCAATTTGTTCAAAGTACTTATCTTGAACGGCAAGTATTTCACGTTGTTGTTGTGATAATGTTGCTTGATAATTTGCTTCGTCTGCTTCATCAATTGAAGATTGCAATTCAATTAATTGTTGTTGTTTTGCAATTAGTGCTTCTTGATTTAATTTTCTTAACGCTTCTTGTTTTGCTCTTTCTTTTTCTTCTTCTTCTTTATCATACTTGTCTAAAATTTCTTGATATTCTTTTTCGTGCGCTAATCTTAATTGTTGTTTTTCTGCTTCACTTTTCTTTGCTTTATCATAAGTATCTCTTTCAATTTTTTGTTTTTTTTCTAATTCAAATAATTCTTTTTCTTGTTGCGACATTCCTGAACGATTGATTTCAGCAATGCGTTCTTCAATTTCTTTTATTTCTTCTTCTAATTTCTTCGCATCTTCTAAACGTTTATTTCTTTTTTCTTCTGCTTTCCTTCTGTATTCTTCTCTACGCGCTTGTTTTTCTTGTTCAGATTCTTCTGATTTTACTCCTTCTTCAGATTTTTTAATTGCTTCGTCTAATAAAGCTAAATCTTTTTTTCTATTTTCTAATGCTTGTTCTTGAACCGATAATTGTCTTTGAAATGTAAGATGTTTCTTTTCTTCTTGCTGATTTTGCATCATCAACATCGAACCATTACCACGTTGTACATTAGATTGATTCTGTAATTGATTTGTTTGATTAGTTAATTTAGAATTTATATTGCCTACAAATTTCTCACTTGCACGTTGTAATTGAATTTTTGCTTCTTCTTGTTTTATTATTTCTTGTTGAGCTTCACGATATTTTTTTGACGCATCTAATTTCTTTTGTTCTAATTCAAATGTAGGGTCAATTAATTTTCTTGCATCTAATAAAGCAGTATTAATTTCGTTTTGCTTTTCTGCTTGTAATAATTTTAACTGATGTATAGCTTCTTCTTTTTTACTAATTGCTTCAGTCCTTGCTTCAGTATCCCTTTTTAATTGTGCTAATCTAACTTCAGTTTCAGCACTTTTAATTCGTTTGTATAATAAATCTACTTCTTTTTCATAAGTATCAGCAGTTGCACCTTCTAATTTTTTTTCTAATGCAATTTGTCTTTCTAATGTTTTTGCTTGTGCTTCTAATGTTGCTTTTGCTTTTTCTAAAGTTGCAATTTTACCACTATTCCACAAATTTGTTAATTCCTTCCAATAGATAACAATACCAGTAATAAGTGCAGGAATTAAAAACAAAGGGTTCATCAACAAGGATTTACCCATATCAATAATACCTTTGATAAAACCACCTAATTCTTGCGTTAACGTTGCAAAATTTATTGCTCTGATATTAGTTGCAAGATTTGTTAATGCTTGTCCTGCTCCTGCAAAATCTAATGACAATAAACGTGATTGAAACAAAGCAACATTATTCGATGCAGTTTCAAATGCGCCACCTGCA